AGCAAGATACCAGCACAGGCCGAGCGCACCATATCTTCTGGCGACTTGCCGTCAGTTTTCTTCCATAGTCCGACCTCAGAGCAATGCACAAGGTTATAGTCGCCACCACGCACAGAATCAGGTCTTTCTGCCGAACCAATCTTAATCTTACAATTACGTTGAGGGACACGATGAATATTACCACTCTTGCCAAATCCTACAAATATAGGCGTGCTATCATTGTAAGCCTCCCCTAAATCATATAGCAACCTAACAGGATAAGCTTTCATCATTTTATCAAACATACCTTGTATTTCGTCAGCTACAGAGTTCTGCAAACCGACAATAAGAGAGTTCAAGCCCACTTTATGAACGAGTTGCAACCACGCCATATATAGCTGTGTAGCTGTAGAGCCTCCCCATTGACGTGCTTTTAATAATATCAACCTTATTGGCTTGCCTTTTATCCTTTTCTTCTCGTAAGCTAATATAAGCTTTCGTTGTGGCCTATTCAACACAAAGCGCACATCAAGGCCACCACCCTTATTCTTTATATAAGCGAATGACGCAGCCCAAAAGCAAAAGTCATATTTAATACGTATTCTAACAACCTGTTCGATAACAAGCTGCTTTTGCTCCTCGTTCCATTCTTGCTTGAACGTTTCCTCCCCAAATTTATCAATAGATCCTGCCTTAGCAAGTTTCTTTATCAAAGGGACATCAAACATTTGCACAGGCAGATATTGTTCTTTGATAGGAAAATCCGATAAGCAAAGTTTCTCCCTATCAAGAATAGCCCCTTGTCCTGTTATAGGGTTAAACGTTGTGTTTATGCTATCAGTCCTTTTAGTATCTTCTGCTAAAAGGCTTATAACGTCATTATCCAATTTCTGTGCTTCGTTCATATTGTTTTATCCCCACACTTTTACATTGTCATGAACCTTAGATGTTGCTTTCTTTTATCATAGAAGTTGCGCTTGATTTTATATATCGTTTCTCTAATAGACAAAGGGGTCATATAGAAGCATGGTGCAGGTTTGTTGATAACATTAAAACATAGCTTGTATATCGTAAGATTTGGGCGCTCTTTTTTCAGTTGCATAACACGTCTATATATTTCCATGAACATTTCTCTCTTACATGGTCGCATCTCGCTTAACTCTTCCCCTCTCATTATTTTAGATATCACGATAGCTGCCCTTTCCTCGCTAACCCAAAAACGCGAAGCAGGCATATTGGCTATTTGAAACCATATATCATCCAACCGAATAACATCGCATTCCGAAAGAGCTGTATGATAAGCTTTCAATAAATCCATGTTCCTCTCTTGTTCGTATTCAAAGTAGCTCCCCTTTCTTTTCATATTAGGTTTTTGTGTAGGTAAATATTATTACAAAGTTACAACCGCATAAGCGTAAAAAGATAAAAATATGAGCGATATTTTTAATGTTATCTTTGTGCCATATCAATACATAAATAGACTAATA